CTTTTAAAAAAGACTCTTTTGCTTTTTTGTAAATAAAATTAGCCATTAAACACCAATATCTTTAGAAACTATAATTCGATATTTGTAGCCAGACTCATAGTAGCTGGCGTCTTCTTCGTTATAAACTGGGGTTGCATCATCGGAAGGAAAGTCAACATAGACCTCTGGTTTCCACGAGTCCATAGATACATTTGCTGATATATTTTCCCATCTTGATGGCGATCTTTGTATCTTTTTTCTTTGTGCTTTAAAATAAAAAGTATTAAGAAAGTTTGAAGCCGGTCTAGAGCTAAATGTTATTGTCACTCTTCCGTTATTGTATGAATTATCTAAATAGAAATCTCCATTAGATGGATCTACTGAAGTAATATAAAAATTAGGATTCTTTGCTATTATTTGAATAGATGTGTAAGCATCTGTTCTTATTGAGTGATCCTCAATGTAAACTTCTTGGATTTCTGGAACTCTAATTGAAGAAAAGCTAGAAGGTGTTGCAGCTTCAGTGGTTTCAAATATAACCTGTTCTTCAGCTATTAGTTCATTTGCTGCATCGAGAAAGCCGACAGCTCTAATTTTATATTCTGTCTCACTTTGAAGAAGGGTATCCCAATATAGGGTAAGTGTTCTGGACACTTGGTTGTAGTCGGTTATTGTATTTATAGTTAAAAAAGGATTAGAGACAACACTTGGTGTAGCTGTATTAGTTTGTACAATAAAATTGCTATTCTTTAGTGAAGATATTTTTATTGTTCTTCCAAATTTAATTATTGCAGTGTTTAAATTAATTTCTGCGTGCTCTATTAGATTTAGTGCCACATTTTTCTCCTAATCATTTATTAATATTAGTAACAAAAAAAGACAAGACAATAAACAAAGGGAGTGGCTTTTACACCACTCCCTTTGCCCCGGGTATCGTAACTATAACACCCTAAGGTATTGTTAGCTCAAAGCTACGTCGTTTGTAACCTGAACCTCGTAGTTGCGTGCCAATCTAACATTCTTAGCAACGGTGATACCTTCACCATCGCCAAGCATTACGATGTCGTAGCGCTCTTTCATCTTCATTGAGCGAATGTCACGGCTTGGATCATCGAACTGATCTGTGCTCATGTCATCCTTGACAAGGAGAGTACCAACTTCGTTGCGGTCAATCAAGAAAAGATCTGACTTGGCAGCGGTGGCACCACTCTTTGCTGTGAAGCTTACGAAAGGTGAAACGATTACGTTAAGGCCCATGGGAGCAGTTGCGTTAAGCGCTGCTTCCTTGGACTGAGGACGATAGCCCCAGCTGGTGTTGACTGCAGCTGCTGAACCACCTGTGTGGAAGATTGCATCCTTAAGGAATACAGACCACATGAGTGGGTGCAAAATAAAGTCGGTTGGAATATGATTCTCTGCCATTAAGACAGCAGCCATATCGATGACGTTGTCCCATGTAACGGTCTTGTTATAAGCACCGTCGATGTCGCGACCAGTTGTGTCATCATATGAACCACTATCGTTGTCAAAGACGATTGTTGCAGCGTCTTTGAAACGGCTTAGAGCGATCTGCTCCTTAAGGCGAGCCATTGCACGACCTGCAGCTCTTACGTGAAGACCAACGATATCCCAAAGAGAGTCTGCGATGACTTCTTCGGTAAATGCTAGCTTAACGCCCTTTTTGGAGACCTTGCCCTCGATTTGCTTTGCAAAAGCGAGTGCTTGCTCTGGATATTCTTGCCCTTCGGGAATCTCTGCTGCTTGGATAGCGTTTACTGCGGGGAACTCCAAGGAGCGTCCCTTTCCTAGGCGAACTGTTGAAAGAAGTGGCGTTACCAACAATTGTGGCTCTGCTGCTTCCTTAAGAGTGCGAGAGATGATCTTAGGGAAGAGGATTGCAGCATCTGGTGATGCAAACGCTTCCTTAATAGTTACTCTGTTATCTTCGTCAATGTGTCCGTCTTCGGCCAGCGCGGCTTCCCAAGCTGGGAGACCCGAGAGGAGCTCTTGGATTGTCTTACTCATCTTAGGATTATTCCTCCTGTGTTATTAATTATATTGTGAGATTAACGCGGAATGCGCCAATTACGTTGTGGACATCCAGGTTACTACGGATACCAAGCTTACCTGAATATGCTCCAGCTCTTGTTAGCTCGAACACAGTCTTAAGTGCGCCTGGATCTGATGGTAATTGCATGTAGGAAAGAAGGCCATCATCAAAGTTGGTAGCAAACTTTTCTACTTCTATAACCTTACCAACCTGGAGGTAAGAATAGACTGCAGAACTGTTATAGAAGTCACCTGCAGCTGCCTTTACTGGACGTCCCATGTGATCGGGACGAACAACGTCACCTACTGCTAAGCTTGAGTTAATGGTGTCTACCATTGGGTACTCAATATAACCGTGGGTGATAAATCCTGCACCTTGTGAGGTGCCCTTGTCGAATGGGCGGTACAGATCATACTGTGCTACGCCAATTGGAACTGATCTTGCAGGAACTGTAACTGTGTCTGTAGCACCTGAACTGTAGCTTGGGGTTGCACCATCAAGTGGGTCCCAGCTTGTTGGCATGCTATCGCCCCAGGTTACAGAAGAGGCGGTACCATTAGCTGGTGCCACTTCTGCGTCGCCAGTGGTTGCATTAGCTACTACTGAAAGAATTGTTCCTTTAGGAATGACGATCTCAAAGCGATCATCTTCACTATCTAAGTACCAGGTTGGAAGACCTGCAGCTGGGAGGAGGTATGCGGCTGGGGCGATACCCTCAGAAACCACAAGACGACCAGAACCAGTTTTAGTCCCTACCTTACGAAATTTTGCTAAGCTCATTTGTTTTTCTCCTTAAGCAAAGTATTGGTTTAAAGTTTACGGCGACCCATAAGAGCGTCTACAAAGATTTCTTCGACACTTGGGGCTTTTTCTTCTTTTTCTTCTTTGACTTTGCCATCAACAGTAAGAACATTGCTCTCACCCTCGACAACTTCTGTCTCAGAAGTCATTTCTGGCATTGATGACATAGCAGCTTTAACTGCTGGCATCTTTGCCAAATCTCTTAAAGAATCAGCTAATGAAGATGCGGTTCTAGCTGAGTGATCCTCAATTAAACCCTCTCTTGCATCAGCGCTCTCTACTCCTGCAGAAATTTTTGCATCAACAACTCTTTCTACCAGAGTTCTATGTAGAGCTTTCTTAAGTTTCGCATTTTCTTCCTCAAGGAGCTTTACCTGTTGCAGCAAAGTAGTATCACCGGTCTCAGCGACTTCTTCTTTATTGTCGTTGAGTGGTTCCTCTTCTTTCTCCTCTTCGGAAACAGCCTGAGTTTCCTCAGACTTCTCTTCCGACTTTTCAGCTTTTTCGGAATCAACAGCTTCTTCAGCTTGTACATCCGCCTTGTCTGAATTGTCTTCTAAGACTTTCTCTTCAGCTTCTGGCTTTTCTGCAGCATCTTCTGCTGGAGCTTCTTCTGAACCCTCTGGGTCAGTAACCTGCTCTTCAGCTTTTGGTTGCTCTTGCTCTTCGCCAGATTCTGAGGCAATTGAGGAAAGATCGTTGCTTAGCTCTTCGGCTACAGCAAGGATGTCCTCTTGTGTTTCGACATTGTCCATTGTTTTAATCTCCTGAGAATCAGTACTGACTTTTTCATCTCCATCAGATAGTAATGAGTTATTATTGTTATTATAATTTTCACTTTCATGGATCGAAAGCGCAGTCAAGAAAGAACCCTTAAGATGGAGATACAAGGGCTTTGATTCCTTCTTTTTGAGAGAAGTAAGAACTGATTGATTTTCTTCAATTGATACTATATCTTCTTCATTCATGTGAAGAACGAAAGCAGAACTCTTAGCAATCCATTCGCCATCAGTTGTTGCTACATCGCCGGCATTTGGACCTTTAACTGATCTAACGCTAGACTTTGAGTCTGCTGGTTGATTGACAAAAGAATATTCTTTAAAAGAAATATCTTGCATGTCTACAAATGCAAGTTTGCCTTTATAAACTTGACCTCTTCTGTACTTGGAAAGAGGTGGCCTTCCTGCTTCTGTTTCCTTGGCAAGGTCTGCGCCACTAATTGAGCAGACAGCCTTATTGGCTCTTCCACCTACTGATCCAGTTAAATATCTTTTATCTAGAACTTTTTGAACAGCTACTGGATCTGTGATTGCAATCTGCAATCTCACGTAAGATGAGCCATCTTGCTCTTTGTCCATCTTGGCTGCCATTACTCTACCAATAGGCTCAGAGTTTAAATCATGATTAAGAATAATTGGCTTTGGATATGGCTCGACCCATGACTGAAGAGCTTTTTCTAGTTCAATAGCTGAATAGTTATTATAGTTTCCGTGTCAAGCCTTCATGAATAGCGGCGACTTCTATAATTAATCCCTGATTAAGATTATTTGCTTCCTCAAAAGAAAAGTCTGATTGAGAGAAATCAGGTAGTTTTACTGTAAAGTTTTCGACAAAGTCAAAAGCCATGTTTACTCCATTTTTATTAGATCAAAATATATAGTAATTTACTTTTATAGCATTAAACAATTTTATATAAAGATATCACGTTTTTATATAGTTTTCAAAAAGAATAGATTCTCTTTGGTCACCTTCTTTTAAGAACTTTGAAAGAAATTCCTCATGCATCAGGTGTGGAGCATAGATGTAGGATGCACTGTAAAGGTCGAGACCTTTTCTTTTGGCGTCAAGACACCATCCTAAATCTTCTCCTTGAGAATGAAATTCATAATTAACATTCTCATATGTTTTTTTGGACATCATCTTAGCAGCCATTATAACGTCTGCTTTAAAATAACTTCCAATTGGATAAGACTCTTCCCTATAGGCTTTGTCAGATCCATCATCTTTCCATGACATTACGCTTGGAAACTTAGTGTCAAATGGAGTCATAAACATTAGAGGACTTACTGCATCTGCGCCATCGTTAATATGTGCAGTGAGAAGTTCTATTGTTGATGGATGTTTAATTATTATATCAGAATCTAAGCTAAAATAATAATCAGGACTGATTTCTCTTGTTTTTTCTAAAAGAGAGTTTCTAAGATTAACCATGTTATGGTATTTTGACATTGTCCATTGTCTTGAATTTGCTGAATGCTCAAAGTGTGGAATATCTTCTCTGATAGTTATTTCGCAATGAGCAATCTCAGGATGCATATCAGCAAATCTTTTTATAAAAGCTATTGTTTGCTCATCATCTGGTGCAGCTTCAAAAATAAAACCTATATCAGAAAGAGGAACAGATTGTCTTTCTATTGATGATGCCCAGAGTGGAAATATCCAACTTCTTTTATAAATTGGACAACCAATTAATACTTTCATTACACTTCCTGTGTGTCAGTTTTTTCTTGCTTTACTGTCTTTTTGGGAGCTGGCTCAACCTTTTCAGCTGGTTGCTCTTGCTCTACTTTTTCTGCCACTACTTCTTTTGCGACTTCTTTTGCGACTTCTTTTGCGACTTCTTGCTGAACCTCTTCTTCGTCTTCACCTTCTGTGACAGCTTCAAAAATGTCAACAAAAGCTTCAACTATATCTACAAGAATTTGTAAAGCCAATCTTACTTGACCATTTTCTACAGCTTCTCTAAAACCTTCTACCGCATCTTCTTCTCTAAGATACTGCTTAGAGATTTCTGACTCAATCATAAAACTCATTGTGTTTCCTTATTTTCATTTACTTCAATGTCTACTGGATATATATTATACTCGTCTTCTAGCAAACTTTCAACTAGACCTAGCCATGAACTGTCTGATCTTTTTATGTTAGGAGAATTGTTTCTTCCTTGTTGATTTTGTGGCCTAATAGAATTGCCTGGACCTTTTCTGCTAGATGGAAGATTTCTTTCTCCCTTTTTTGCTGGCTGCTGTTTATCAGCGTCTGCAACAACATCTTTTTGATTGTTCTGCTGTGTATCCTGCGTTATTTTGGCTTGAGCTTTTGCCATGTCCATTTGAATCTTTCCTTGCTTAGCTTGGAAGAGATCATCTTCTTCAACCTCTGGGTCTACGCCCAAAGCTATTCTAGCTTCAGTTAAACCGATAAGATTACTTACATACTTTTGTATGATGTGGGTTTCTTTTTTAACTTGAGTATCAACATCTATTTCATTAAACTTGAAGTAGCAACGATCAGATGTTTCATCTCCAATTGGATTTGCAATTGGATCAAATCCGCCTTCAAACAAAATCTCATTGAATATATGAAGTCTTATCATCTCAGCAAATTGCTTTTGGAACTGCTTTATCTTGTCATATAATGCAGTGTCAAGTCTCTCGGTCATAGCCCTATTGCCGCCATTGAGAGTCATGCCTAAGTGGTGAGGAGCAACGCCTAAACCAATTGCTACTCTTTCCTTAAAGTGATCAAGATATGCACTAGCATCTAATGCTGAATTGCCAGCACCTATAACGTCAACATCATGTCTAAAAGGAAGAATCAATCCACCTTCTGCTCTAAGGTTTTCAATTTCAAATGCCGCTTGATCTATTTCTTCTGGCTCTGCTGGTTGATCTGCAGTGCCAATTCTATACTTGTAAAGAGGGAACAATTCTCTATGGACAAGATTTTGTATGTCCTCTTCCATTTGTCTGAGGGCCACAACATCATCTAGAACATTAGACATAAACGGAGTTCCAAAAGCTCTTCCTGGCTTTCTGTCAAAGAAAAGGTGAATAACTCTTTCTGCTGACCAAACTGGATCTCTATCTGTTGGGGCATAAGTTAATGGATCAGTTTGCTGCTGATAAGACTTAGGTCTGTTGTACCTGTCTCTGAGTATTCTAGTTTGCTCTGTAGGTATTAAATAATATCCGACCACTGGCTGTGTGGCATTAATTGGCTCAATCTTCGATGGAAAGTACTGAGACAAATCGCCTCTAGCCTTAACGATAAATACGTTTGCAAACTTAAAAAGCTGATCAGATAAATCAATTAAAAATTCAAGAAATGGCCTCTTCATTGCCATCTCCATGTAATCGATTCTCTGATATAGATACTCTACTGCCTCAGGGTTTTCTCCGACTATTTGCCAGCCCTCTTTCCAGAAAAGGTCTTTATACTTAGCAACTGCTTGCTTGACATAAGAGTCTGTATCAACAGCTTGAATGATGCGGTCAAAGTCATAAGGAGATGGCTCAAAGTTGCTTCTGCCCGTATAGAAGTAGTTAGTGCCCTGATAGCCAAGTGCTAGGGCAGCGACTTTCATAGTCTTAGCTAAACCACTTATTTGGGTAGCGTCCAACTGGGCGGCAGCAAAGTCAAACTCTTTACTAGAAGACTGCTGAAAAGGTAGATACTGACGTATAGGCATGTGTTTTGTACTCCAGAGTTTTAATTTATTTCTCTATAGTACGGTTTTTTATTTAATATATTCAGCTTTTAAGACCAGTTGCTTCAAAGGTCTTGTTGAGAACAATATTCTTAACCGCTTCAAGCCAAAAAATTGTCTCTGGCTCAGAGAAATCGCTTTTATAAGCGAGGTTTGCTTCACTAATGTTGATAGTGATTGTGAATTCTTTTGGTGCTTCTGCTACTGTTTCTTCTTGTGACATTTTACTTTTCTTTCTTTGTTGTTTCTGGAACTAAAAAATCTTCTTTTTGTTCTGACGCCTGCTGGATCTGAGATACTAATTGTTTAATTGTTGCTTCTTTAACAACTAGCTCTGTCATAAGCTGGCTAACTTTTTCTTGAAATGATTGAATAATTAGATTTACATCTAAGTTAGATTCTTGCATTATTTCTCCTAATATAGAAATTACTTGTAGAGTATACCACTACGGTTATTGAGCTGCAAGTTGTTCTTCTAGGTATTCAACACGAGACAACAGATTTTGTATAGTTGCTACTGCAATTGATAAAATTGAATTAGTTTTATAATTAATAACTTGAAAATATTCATCTGAAGCTACATCTTGCTCACTGATGGATCCTTCTTTAAATTTGTCTAGCCCCTCTTTTGTAAAGTCATGTATAGCTAAAAATGGAAATTTTTCCTTTACTTCTTCTGCAATAAAACCATAATGACTATCTAGTTGTTTAAATTTATAAGAAAAATCAGAATCAAACTTTTCTTCTTTTTTATAGGTAAACTTTTTTGGTGAAAGATTTTTAATTATATTTATTGACTCTTCATCGCTAAATAAGCTAACATTTTCTTTGATGGTGATACTAGAAGAATACTGTGCTCTAGCCAAAACATATGTTCCTTTAGCGTTTGAAACCGGTCTCCATATTGCGGTTCCCACAACATCTTGTGGAGCTACGTTTGTTGGTGTTGGAGTATCAGAAAAAATATCATTACCAGAACCTGTTAATGCTCCGCCTCTAAGGACCATGTCACTATTAAGGTATAGTGCATATTGTGGGTTGGAACTGCTTGATAGGTTAATCTCAAAATTTCTAGTTTGTTTCCATGTTGCCCCATCTAACCATGCAGGTTCTAACACTACTGCTTCAGGTATGTCTCCATCAGCTGCTCTATATCTAATATTTAAAGATCCTTCTTTATTTCCTATTTTTGTTTCTTTTCCTGATGCACTTAAAACCCATATTGCACCTAAGGTGCTTCCCCCTGTGCCATCAGCCCTAATCTGTAATCCAAGATCAGAAACAGTTCCTGTTGCATAAATGTTATTTGCAAAAACATTTCCAAAAGTGTCTACTTGAAATGTTGGACTGGCAACATCTGCGTTTTTGATTGTCGCACCGATTAGCTGTCCTCCAATAATTTTTCCTGTAGCATTTATGTTTCCACTAAAGGTTCCTCCTGATGCGTTAATAACTCCATTGACAGTTAGTGTAGGAGTAGTTCCTCCAGCCACTTCGTAATATAATTTATCTCCTAAAGAAAATCTACTTGATGTGTCAACATAAAATGGAGTATTTGCATTTGCAAATTGGTTTGCTCCAAAGTATAAAGAACTAGTGCCTATTGCTATTCCTCCCGCAGTTGAGCTACTTATATTTGCGCTTGTTGTTATTGCTCCTGTTACGGTTAATGTGTTGTTATCCCACTGCATGTAATTAGTAGAGTTTCCAACCTTAAGCAAAGAACCAGAGCTAGTTCCTCCAGTGGGATTCCAATATAATTGATTGGTTGCGTTTCCTACAACGAATTCTAAATTGCCTGCACTATTTGCCGAATTTCTTGCCCATCTGTTATACGCATCAATAAAAATAGAGTTGGCAGATAGTGTTCCTCTAATTGAGGCAGCATCAAATTCTGCGGTACCATCTCCCCTAATAATCCACCCCGCACCAGTACCCAGTGGACCGGTAACAAAGTTTGAGGATCTAATTACTGACATTCCAGCAGTTGGAGTATAAGATTGTAGAGTTCCTGATGCGTTCTGCAGAATTACTTGCTCTGCCGTCATTAAGCCTGTGGTTATTTTTCCAGCTGTTAATGAACCGATATATTGATCTTCAATTAAAGGAGTATTTCCACTGTGTGTAGCAAGAGAGGTCCATGCTCCTGCATTCCCAGAAGTATTAATTGCTCTGACTCTTCCATAGTATTTTTTATATACTACGGTTTCTACTCCTGTTGTTGGATTAACATTGCTTGTTGTGTTTGGTACTGAAATAACAAAAACTGTTGACCTTTTTTTTCCAGTAGAAACTAAATTTGGAGTAGCAGAATCTCCATCATATATTTCGTATTCATATTCAGCGAAGTCTTGATCTACAACTGGTTGGAAAACAAACATTACAGATTCAAAATTGCAGTAAATATTAAATGACGTAATTGTGCTTGGCACTGACCCTGAAGCTGGAGTCTTAATTCTTATTGAATCTGGAATAGTATCTGATGCCGATATCTCTGTATTTTTTGGTTTAACCGCAAAAAGATAATTTGAATCTGGCTTTAGACCACTAACTGTTTTTTTTATGATTGCCATTATCTTACTACTCCTGTTGAAATAAACGCTATATTTTCTTCTATCTCTTCTTGTCTAACAGAAAGATTATAATTTTTAGAAAAAGCGTATTTACTTATTTTACATTTTTTATTTGTTGACGCAAGATTCTTTTTTTCTAAAACTTCTATTTCAAAAGAAAAAGAACCATATATATCTTCATAGTCTTCTAACTCAGTATAGGTTTTTGTATCTACAGAATAAATAACTGTATCTGTAAGTGCGGTTGCACTATACAGATCAATCTCTTCTTCATTCATAACTTTCTGTCCAATTCCAGAAGAAGAAGTCTTTATGATTTTAATCTTTACAGTTCCAGCTTCAGTATTTTTATCTCCGTATATTTTAAGAAAAGGACCATTAAATGTTCCCATTGCTTTATCTCCAGAGTTAGTACTAGTTGAAGAGTCCCAAGCTCCTGTTGCAGACACATAGCCCAGTACTGCTACTCTAGTGTTAGCTGAGCTTCCTAATACTTCGTTTGAATAATAGTTCAAAGTATTCGTTGCAGATCCTGATAAACTTCCAATAAAATTTGCTCCACTTGTAGGAGTTGTTTTTACGTAGCTTGATCCAGAAAGTTCTATGTACTGAATATTATCTGCGTGATAGTACACATAGTATTTTCCTACTGGTCTTGATCCACTGGACACTGCAGTTACAGACTTAAAATATAAATTCTCTTCTGCGTCTATTAAGCTGTAAGTTGCTGTTTGATTTCCGGACTCTTCGTAAACAACTAAGTAAGAATCGCTATCAAAAGATTCATCTATAGCACTTCCTCCAACGGAAAAAACTTTTCCAATATTTACATCTGCTAAAGATACAAATATCCAATCTCCAACTTTTAAGTTTTCATCAATATTTGAAAAAAATATTTCTCTTCTTACTGGAGCGTAAAAAGTTCCAGAACTATTATCAGTATAAGTAAACCAGCTCATTATTATAACTCTTTATATAAAATTTCAAACTCATAGGCATCTTGTTTGTCTTCATCTATTTCTATTTCCACAGTTGCCTCAAACTGTCTTACACCACCAACTAAACCAGTCTCTTCAAGAGAAACAAGAGTTAGCTGGCCATATGGCCTATTTGTGTTATCCTGCACATACTGTGCCCTAGCTGTAGCGTAATCTATTGCGTCTGCCGGAATTGGTACACTTCCGTCTTCTCCGTTATGGCTATGATTTGATAAGTCTATTCCTGCTATCTTTACACCATCTGCAAAAAATAGATCACCCGTTATTGTGCCACCGTCTTTTCTTAAATATTGTGGATGGGCGTCTTCGTCTATATCATCAAGTTCTCCGTGAGAAGATCTTAAAGATTCTCGTTTTGAGTTATCTACATATATTGTTTTAAATATTTGTTTGTATTTTTCTAAATTTTCTACATCATCAATAATTAAAACTGGATTTCTGTTAACTCCCAAAATTTCAAGCTGACTTAAATAATTTACATATTTTCTTTTTAATCTTATAGCCTGAAGGAACGCATCAAATCTTTTATATACCTGATTGTTTCTTTCTAAAAAGTCTGCAGTTACAGAACCTAAATTTCCTATGATTGCGCTATTGGCTACGAACATTTCTTCCATAAGTTTTGGAGCTTTATTTCTTAAATCTGTTGTAGTTATATCCAACATAAGTGGATCAACAACTTTTGATTTAAAATTTAAAGCTGGAAGCAAATAGCTTGAATAAAAAGTTTCTCCTAAATCAACACTATCTCTTTTAATTAAACTTAACAGAGTCTGCAATTCCATTTGCAGAGAGTTTATTTTGATCGAAAAAAATGCTTGAAATTGAGCTGCTTGTTTTTTGGAGACTTGATCCAATTCGGACTGCGGAATCGCGATTGGTTTTGTTGTGATTTCTTTGGCAAATTGTTGCGTATAGTGCGTTGCTGAGTTTGCCCAATCTGTGATGTATTTTGAAATTTGCGACTCTGTTTCATCGACATAATCGTCTCCTAAATAATTAATAACAATATTTCTTAACAAAGTTGCCTCATTCAAAAGATAAGACAAACTTTTTTTTATTTCTACTAAATGTCCAAAACTGCTATGACTCACAGTTAATTCGTACTCTTTAATAAAAGATCTACATGCCCTGCATTTATGTTTATTTGCATAAAGGTATTGCTCATAGGTAATGGCAGCTGGTTCTGGCATTTCTTTTGCTGATTCTTTATGCTTTGTAGCGTCTTTCCAGACAGCCCTATGACTCTCTTCTAAGTCAAGGCTAGAATAAGGATCTATGACAACTTGAGAAAGATTTGTATCAATCTCTTCTATCATTCCTTGGATTGTATTAAAAGCGTTGAAGACATAAGTTCTTACATTTTCCAAATCAATCTTGGATTTTGCATCGCTTAGGTTGTTTACCATTCCAGGAGCGTTGCTTCCTGCAAACGCATTTTCTCTTTGCCTTGTATCTAAAAAGGAGGTTTCTTTTGAACCAGAATCATTAAAGATATTGTCTATATTTGTATTTTTTCCTAAACCATATGTTGACATAATATTTAAAATATCTTTCTTTTAATAGAAGATCCGCTTTTTCTTGAGAACCCTCTATTATAGCCTACTTTGCTTTTAGTTAAACTTGAATTTCTATCTGAAACAAATCTTGAATTATTTTCAGATTCACCATCTTCACTGGATCCTGACTTTGGCATGAAGAATGTGTTTGAAAATGTTTCAGTATTAGAAGCAAACTTTGCTTTGTGCAGGTCGCTATAGTTCTCTGTTATAGATAGTAAAGCCAGAATCAGGGCGTCGTGTGCGTGATCGACCGCAGATCCTCCAGCTTCAAAAACTGGTCTTCCAGTTTGGGTTGTCCTTAAAACAATATAAGAAATTAATTGTACATAAAGTTCATCATCTTCTGCGGGAAATAAAATTGCTTCTTTTTCTAGATACTGCCTAAGGTTGTCGACCATATATGGTTTAATTTCTTTTTTAACCAACTGTTTAGTATATGGATCTCTTATATCTATTGTTTCGCTAAAGCTAACTCCTTTTACTTTTGTTTTTAATCCAGATATTGGATTTTCAACACCGTACTTATGCAGAAGTTCTACCTGGACTTCTCCATAACCTCTGTCAACGTAAATGTGCTTAGGTTGGAATATGTCATTCAATTCAACTATTCTAGAAACAGCTTTTGTTAGTGTGTATTCAGATCTTTCTATTTCTTCTCTGTATGCAACTCTAACTTTGTTCCTAAATCTTTCTTCTTCATAATTATGTGCACATACTTCTAAAACAAGAATATTTGTTCCTGCTCCATATTTGTCCCAGTCAACACCAATCGTAAAGAAACTTCTAGCTGATTGCATTTCTGGTTGGTATCTCCAACCTGGATCCATGAATGCCATATCAATAAATTTTCTAGGATAAACACCTTCGGCGTCTTCTCCCCAGTCAGCTTCAATTTCATGTCTATAGCCAACTTCAGAATATTGTTCTCTAAATTCATCTTCTTGTTCTTTAGAAAAATATGGGTTGCAATATGAAGGAAACCAAAACTCTTTAAATCTAGGACTTCTACACCATTCCCAGAATCTTTCTCTTCTACCAGTTGGAGTTGAGGCTCCAATCAAAACTTTATCTGGTTGATCTTCTGCTGTTTTCTGCAACATTGCGTACAGTGCATCAAGGTCATCTGCGTGCATGTAGTCCATTTCGTCAAGAACAATTACATGCGCTTCTTGACCTCTAGCTACGTCTGACTTTCCACCTGAACGCATGCCTGAAGTAAAGAATCTAATTGTAGATCCATTAGAAAACTGAATCATAAATTGTGGAGATGTAACTTTGCGCGTAATTGAATTAATAACTATTTCATTTTTAGATGCTAATCTAACTATCTCTTGATAAATAAGTTCAACGTGAGATTTCATAGGTGCAATAACAAGACATCTGCCATCTTTGTGGGTGTAACTATAGTGTAGTAAATAAACTGCCATACTAAAAGTTTTACCCAAACGACGACCAGCTCGCAAAACTTTTCTTAAAGATGGATCTCTTAAAATAAGAGTTTGATAGACTCTCGTTCTTGCGTCTAAAAATTCTCTTGCCCACACACATGGGTCTTTAGCTAAGTGCAGTTGCCTTTGTTGCTCTGCTGTTATTCCGAGCGTCGACTAAATCATAATCAACTTCAAATGGTTCATCTATTAATAAAGATAACTCTCTATTACTCAAAGGTCTTTCTGCTACCGTTGATCCATCAGCCCAGTTTAGGTGCTTAAGCTTATTCTCAAAAACCCATTCAATTCTATTAATTTCTTTTAGTGTATCTACGTCTTGTAGTTTAATAATCTCTAAAAGATCTTCTCTAGATAAATTTTCTAATGCTTTTCTAAATTTATTTGTTTTATTTTTTATTGTATTTGACATATTTATCCAAAATGCGCTGCCATCATTCCTGCTTCTGCGCCTAACATTGATCTTGCGTTTAACCTTGAGTTTTGTATAGCCATAACACCTCTGGACCTAGATGTTGCTGCTACTTCGTTATCTTGATAGCCCATTCCAAACAATGGCTTTCTCATAGATCCCTGCATAGATTTTACAGCTTCTTTAGCAAAATTGCCAGCCGAAACAATTCCAGTAGCTGCCATTTTACCCAAGTCATACGCTACAGCTGCAGTTCCAACTATATTCAGGGGTCCTGCTACTTTAGCATATTGAGCTGCTGCATACCTTCCTGCAAGTTTTACTGCCACTTTTCTTTCGCCAGCTTTAAAGGCTGATCCTGCAGCTTTACGAACAGTTTTACTATTAATCGCATTCATTGCATCGTCGACAGCAGTACCAGGTCCTCCCAGAGCTTTTTCAAACATTGCCCTATATCTTGCTTGAGATCCCGCACTAGGGCCTGTATGGTTAAAGGGAATTAATTTTTTAGAAACTAAATCTCCATCTAAAAGAGATGCAACGTCATCAAGAAATCCTTGTGTTAACAATCCTGGTGCAGTCATTGCTATTCTTTGATTCATGGTTGAACCTAAAGCTTTTGGTTGCCCCAAAACAGTCAAGCTTCTACTGATTCCAACTTTTGTTTTCATGGCTTTTTTGGCAGCACGTCGTCTCATTGGATTTATTGAATTTTCTCTACCGGGTCTTGATGCTAAGGATGCATGATAGCTCTTGCCCATCGTACTAAGTTTGCCTAAAACTCCACCAGAAAGCATGGCTGCATCGTCTGACACGCCAAGAGATGTTCTTGCATCTTGCATAAATTGTCTTTTACTTAGAGCTTTATCTAAAAATGTCATTCCTTGGAATGGAGTGTATGCACCTGCGTTTGCAACGCCAGGCAAGTTCATTACTGTTGCTAATCTATTGGCGTTTCTAGCTCTTGGAACGTTTACTGAAAATGATTGTTTTAAAAATGGAGTTTTTCCTGCTGCTGCTGCCCCTCTTGATCTGCCAAAGAAAAATCTTTCATTTCCAGTTTGAGCAACAATTCCTCTGCTTGGAATATTGACATCGTCTGGCATCATTGCGCCAGCTCTTCTTGCTCTTCTAGCTTTACCTCTAGAAACTTTAGCGTCTGGATCTAAGATGTCTCTGTAGCCACCCTTTTCCATGGTATTGGCATAGCGTCTTGCATTATGCAGGGCCAAAGCTGTAATGCCAGGCATATTTTCCAATAATCTAAAGGCTAATGGAACATCAGCTCCAACCGCTTCCATTCCTGTAGCGGCCATTCCAGCCCCCATTGTGGGCATGTCGTAGGATTGTCCACCATACTCAAACTGGCCTGTCATTGGATTAAGTGGCATTAGCCTCTCCTTGTATTGTGCATGCCGAGAACAATATCCCCACTTGCATTTAGTCGCTCTGCATTTGATAGAGACGTATTGTAATAAGGAGAGTTTCTAAAAAGTTCTGGGTTTTTTCTATATGGACGTGTTGCGGCTTGAACTGCTCCAGCAAGACCTACTGCTCCACCAACTGCTGCTCCAGCTAAAGCTCCTCTTATTCCTCCAATGTGAGGAATACCTTGTGCCTTTGCCACTGCTCCACCAATTCCACCAAGAAGCGTTCCAGTTGCCGCTGCAATTGGGGGTGCTGCCACTATTGAAGAACTTCCATAGCCATACATTCCTAGGTCTGCTGCATTTTTAAATCTTGCAGGAGCTCCAGTAAGTCCTGGCATTAATGAGCCCATGGCTAAAGAGGGTGTTAAGTCTCTACCCCCCAACATATAGTTATCTGCGTCAGGCGTTCCAAATGCAACATCCATTGTTCCTGCTATTGCTGCTTCTCCTGTTTTGTTTGCCATCCCAGCAACAAAAGATCCACCAATAACAGCGGCCATTAAGCCTTTTCTGTTTGCAGCTTTTGTGCCCATGCCAGCTGCTGCTCTTCCAATTTTACCCAATAAAGCCATATTAATTACCTGTATAAATGATTATATTTATTTGGACCCATTTGACTGTGTCCAATTTTGTTTCTGTCCAAATTTCCAACAACTCCAGCTGTTGTTAGCGGATCTCTTCTTGAGGAAATAGGAGAGTTGATTTGTGCAAAACCGTTATTTTGCTCTGAAACAAAACCAGTTTTCTCATAAGGTTGTTGCTCCAGTGTTTCGTCATATAGATTGTTTTCTTTTCTTTTTTCATTTAAATAGTAACCAGTTGCAACCGCACCAACAGCTAAAGCTCCATAACCAATTTTTGGCTTTACCCTTCTATATGTTTCAATGAGCTCCATCTCTCTATCTGCCGATCTACCTAAAAGCTTATATAGGAATCCTTTTGATTTTCCTGATATTACATTTTCCTGATCTGCAATCCTTTTTGCAAAAGCTGAGTCTTCAGATGCCCTTTCCATTAAGGCTTCTCTTTGGGCGGAAACAGTTGCTCTCATTCCTTTGTCTCCGCGTATCTTCAATATAATCTGCTGCAGCTGGATTGGCTTGTCTTATTATTCCTATTTCTTCGTCTTGAACTCTTATCTGCATTCTGGCAACGTTTTCATCGATGCTACTTAATTCTATTTGCATTCCTTCATCAAAAGCTTTTGTTTGATTTCTAATTCCTTGACCTTTTTCTGCCATTAAAGTTTCAAGAGCTGATGCTACTTTGTATTCTTCTGTTCCAACTTCTCCACCAACACCAGCAACACCTATTCCTCTTTCTTCAATGTTTCTTGCTAATTCTTCAACAAACTCATCTTTTTGTTGTACAGTGTGTAATTTCATTTTATATTCTTTTATTTGTTGTTCCGAACTAAACATTCCGTCATCTAAAAGTTTTTTATCATCATTAAGATCAAGAGATTCTTGGATTAAATCCGCATACTGCTGAGCAAGCTCTTGTGCCATAGTTCTGTCAATAACGCTTGAATCTAGTATCAAGTTTACAAACTTTTTATCTGCATCCTGAGCAACAGACAAGGAAAATTTATTAACTCTTCTGTTTTGGAGAAACTCTTCACTTAGAAAATCTACTTGTCTTCCATCTACCGTGACTTTCATCTTTTTTAGCATTTCTGTTGGAGCAACAGTCACGGAAAGGCCTCCAGTTTTAGTTATTGTAGCTACAGCTTTTTGGGACATTAAAAAACTTTCTCCAAGTTCCGAAGCTGCCTTTGAAACATTCTTCATGCTGCTATTAAACGTAGACACGTGCGAAGCGTATTTTTTATTAAAGTCTTCATCTGACAAATTTAAAAATTCATCAAATTGTGTTTGAGTCATTCTTCCTGCCGTAACTTCTGTCTGATATCTCTTTTGTAGATTTCTTCTTGCTCCTCCGGTAGCATCAATTTCATTAACCAAATATGGAATGTCACTAGTTGCCCTTGCAAGCTCTACTCCCATTCTTCTTATTGATGGGTCAAGAAGAGCATTAGCAAGTCCGCCTTCAGCTAATCTTTTAACATACGCAGCTTTTTGAGCTGCACCTATAGCTGACATCGGAGCATTCATTGCGTTTTTCATTGCTCGAGGAAGATTGTTTGAATCATAATAAAAGTCAAAACCTATTTCTTCTTGCGTAGACCCCAAAGCCCTAATAAATGCATCATCAAGAATGCTATCTGTTCCAGAAAGAAGGCCTGCAGCGGTCCTCCTTATACTGCCTGCATTGGTGCCTACGCGAGCCCCTGAAGCTGATGTTATGCTACTAATAACATCGTTAACATTATCCAGCATATGCATTGCCCTTGACTGTTGCATATAGTCTACGCCAAGAGATATAAGTTCGCTATCTGCTCCTGCTTTAGATTTGCTTATAGCATCTAGAACTCTTGCCCTTGTGGCAGATTCGCCTAAGCTTGTTTCTACTGTAGATCCATCCGTAGAAACTCTTGATGACATCCATTCTTTTTTCTTTTTATTATAAGAAATTGTTTCATTTCTTGTTTCGTCATATAGTTTAACGTTTTCTATTCCCTCATTTGATTGAACATACTTAAGGGTTGCATCAGACATTCCCTCTACGTCAGCAAATTTTGTTAAGGTAATAAAGCTCGACGATTTCATTGCATTCATTGCAACTTGTTGTGCAAGTGGATGAGTATTTGGAACTCCCCATCTTAAGTCTCCGCTTTGAACAAATCTTAGTATATATTGAGTTAGTTTTGCGTCAGTAATTGATTCGTGAGTTCCAGCTTTTCTTGCTAATTTCTGGACAAGGTCCTGACCCTCTGCTCCAGAGCTATCAATCAAATCTATTAAATTAGAACTTAAAATGGTATTTTCAATTGAAGATGGAGTTACATTAGTTAACCCCATTTGACCAAGTGCTTTATCGCTATAGACTGTTCTAATTAAGTGCTCTGCAAAATCTTGTGCATTTGAGCCAGTTAAGCCTGCTGCCCTAGCAGATTCCATTGCTTGTTGCATTTGGCTTCCTCTTAAAAGATCAAGCGTGTTGATTACTTTACCCTGCTTTACCATTGAGCCAAAATCTGCCATTAACTTCATTGCTTCTTTGTCAGTTGCAAATTCTTCTATTAATCCAGCTGACATCATTGTTCTTTGAACGTCAAATTGAATATTGTGACCGACTATATAATCATGCTCTAAAGCTTGAGAAAAAAAGTTTTTATAAGCGTTTGTTGCTTTTTGTCTTCCTTCTTTTGTAGAAAGGTCAAACAACTCTTCTGAAAGATTTAATCTTTCTTTTTCAAAAGCATATTGGGCGTAGCTTACTTTTGTTTCTACTCCTCCAACTTTTTTAACCGCCATCATATTCTGCATTTCTCCAGAGGACATGTGAGCACTTACAACTGTGTTCATTGGGCCAAACTGTAAGTTTCCAGCTGCGTCTACATCAATTTCTGATGATATAGCACCTAAGTTTCTTACTTGAGAAAATAATCCGAACCCTGCTGTTTCAGTGTCATAAACAAATATTTTTGCGGCTCTTTTTGTTGCTTGGATCTGTTGCATCACTCCCGCTAGCTCAGGCCCTTGCCTAAAGGCTGTATCTAATGATTCAAAACTTGGAAGGTTTGAATAACCAACATCTATTCCACGCATACTGTTTGCAAAAGTATCAATTCCAAAGTTTAATGTATCTAATAAATTTAAAAATGGATGTGCGCCTGTGCTTTTATCTGTCAACATTTTTCCACCAAGTTTATATGCGTTATCTGATGGATATAAAAATCCCGGAGCACCAAATTGAGAGAACAGGCCATCAATATTAAGAAGTCCGAGCGTCTGTTCCTCTAAACATTTCTTTTAATGCTTGTTGATTTTTATAAGATAGTATGTTTATGTTTATTGAAGGAGCGTGTTTATGCACTTGCAACATACGTCTTTTTACTTCGCTAATTCCACGAGCAGATAATTCTTGGTCTATCATTTGCTGATAGATGTTATTAAAATTTCTATAATTAGATAAAAATTCGTCTGGAGTTCCCCAGATATTTGTTAATGCGGGGCCTACTGCAACTGGTTTGTCCATATTTCTTCCAATTAGGGCTCCAACATCTGCTTGATTAGTGATGTTAAGGCCTAAATGCTTTGCGCCCTTCAAGGGACCCAGCAAACCCTTTGCATGAAGGTCAAATAAATTAGCCATCTTCTGAAACCGTTTGTGCCTCAATGTAATCGTCTACTTCGTAGGTTCCAAGTTTTTGCTTAAGAAGTTTGTCTCTTTGATTTTCAATAGCTTGAACTTTATCAATAATATCTGATATTGCTTGAGCTGTATCAAGTTGAACTTGTCCAACTTTTGCTCTTGCCTCTCTTGTTGCAAGAAGTTGATTACGAAGATCTTTTCTTCTTTTGTGAAGTTTATCTTCTAGCTCAACAGCTAAGTGTAGTTCTTTTTTCAAAATAGGCTGACCATCTTGATCTACTCCAATTACATTTTCTTGGATAAAATGTTCTTTTGCAAGAAGTTTTGTTTTGCGCATATATTGAATTTCTTGATCTACTAAGTCTCTAACCATAGAAACTTCTACAAGATTACTTGGATTTACATCAAGCTG